ATTCACCGTTCTTAGCGTTAGCCATACGATTATCAGTAACGTTGCTGAGACTGATAAGCGCAGACCTGCGTACACCACCAACTACAACGATGTCAGCAATTTTGCAGACAAGATCGTGGCACTCAAGAGACGTAAGCTTTCTACCCGCAGCTCCCTGAAAAAGCTCAACAGAAAAGTTAAACAAGTCAGCAAGAGGCTGCGGTCCACTAGCTCTACCTCCAAAGGTCTTTAGCCTAGCACCAGCAGGACGTACTTTAGTTAAGTCACACTTAGGTATTTTACCTGCATATAATAAACTAATCAGTTCTCTAAACGCACTGGCCCAACCTATCTTACTATCTGCTACAACAATAGTTGTTTCTGTTTCATGAAAACTATCTGCTACTACAGGTAACTGAGTTACATAATCACGTTCAACGCTAAAACCTACACCAGTTCCATTTAATAAAATATACATTAACTCATCAAAAGAACGTGGACTGTCAATAGGTAAATAAGAGCAGTTAAATCCTGCTACGTTGTCTCTTTCTAGGGCTGGCCCTGCGGTCATCATGCAGCGCATAGATGGCATAACTTCCATATTTAAAATAGCTGTATAGATTTCTCCTTGTTCTTCTATTGTTAGCTTGTCTTTCCAAAAGTCAACGTATCTTAAGACTGTTTCATTCCAAGTTTCTCTACGTTGTTCTTCGTCTAGGTATCTAGCATACCTACTTTTGTGGATGTACTGTTGATACTGATCCATATCTTTCTTCAAACTCCTTTCTTAAAAAACTTATATTTCTTATCCTGTACTCTGAGTATCTTAATACAGGCATCTCTTTGTAAAATGCTTTTTCATCACAATATTCAGCATACATAAGCTGACAAAACAATTCAAAGTTTTCTTTATTCATAATATAAAGCAAACAATAAAATACTAATTGTTAAAGCATTAGCAACTAAAACAATTAATCTTTCAAAGATAATATTTGTTACTTTTACTGGGGTGTCTGACGGAAAGTTAATTAAAAACTTTACGTATATTGACAAGTTCAACGCATATGTAAACACTAAGTTTACTATAGGTATAATTAAAAACATTGTCTGTGGATATATGAAATAGACTAAGCAGCTAAAAATACCTACTAAAGAAAACCAAACTAATTCATCTTGAGGTAGATATCTTCTTAAAGTGAATAAAAAATTCATTGCAAATCCTTCATAATATTTTTATAATCTTCCAGTTCTAATTCTTCTTTTCTTATTTTCTTAGAACTTTTAAATGTCTTAGTTTTCTTGTTTGCTTTTTTCTTCGTATACTTAGCCCTCCTTTCATCTTTTCTATCTAGGTAATTGTTATTCATTTTTTTCTAGGATCTCCATCAATCTTTTTTCGTACCACTCTGCTTTCTTTAGATCCTCTATCCCGTTCTTGTAAGGATACCTCCAACGATACTTCAGGCTGTTTCCGCGTAAGTACCCAATAAACTCTTCTTTGGTTAGCATTGCTTCGATTCCGTCGATGCACTCGATGTCTCCTTTGTTGTAGTGTACAGGATTATTAACAGGATCTAACAAAGCATTTACTGCTCCGTACTTTTTTATGCTATCTCTAACAGAATCCCACTCATCAATTGCAGCATTATCTATAGATTTATTTTTCATTCTTCCATTCCTCTGGAAAATTCTTTTCTGAATACCAACGTATATTATTTTTTTCAGCCCACTCTGCGTGGCTAAATTTGGTTCCATCTTTGCGACGACGCGTGTGAGGCATCGGAGCAAAAGGGGAAGCAAATATAAAAACTAATTCAGAATCTTTAGGTAAACTTTTACTTATCCAAATATATTTACTATACTCTGCATGATCCCAAAATCTACCTTTAGCTTCTAAGTAAATTTTTTTACCTTTAACTACTTTAATAAAGTCTGGAGTATAGCTATGCTCTACAGTGTACTTAATTTTTTCTGTATGTATTTTCCAATTCTTTAATAAAGACTTGTGTAACTTTGCTTCCCACTTGGAGTCATAACCTTTAGGAATATCTTTTTCTATAGGTCTTTTAGCTCTAGGCTTTCTACGCATTTTGAATATCACTTAATGTAACACTTAAGATTGTTTTATCAGGATTACCTTTTAAAACTTTTTTAATCTTTTGACGCATCCATTTATATGTATAAGCGTTTAATCTTCTTTGCCCCATAACAGAAAAGTATTGTTCCTTAGGAAGCATTTCTATTTTTTCTGCGTTAGTTACTTCATTATCAGGCAAGATAGATTCTAACCACTCCATCAATAACTGATAAACTTTATAGTTCATTTGTTGCTTTTTACTTTTTATAACCATACTTCTTCTACTTTAGGCTCACTAACTATTTTCGTAAAGTAAGTTAAACCTTTAGAATATTTAAACACTCTAAGGTTAGGGTAGCATCTAAACTTGTGAGGACAATACACACAATTTTTAGCAAGCTTCATGTTACCTGCTTTGCCTTCTGGCACAGGTTCATAACATAAATCAGGAGGTGTATCACTTGCTAAAGAGTTTTTAACTTTAGTAATTAAGTTATGACTATTAGGTTTATCTAGTTCATCAGGTCTGTACAAAACTAATTCACCTGACTCTTTGTTAATTACTAAGAACCCACCTTCACTAGAACCTTCTGCTTCTTCATAACCTGACAGCTGTGCAAGATATCCAAAAGGATCATCAGATGCTAGCGTTCCATTTTTAAATTTATTAAAAGCAAAGTTAGAAGCTGTCTTAATATCTATTACTTCGCCATCAATCTTACAATCAATGTGGCCTTTAACACCATTAAGAGTTACTTCTTTTTGTTGGTCTGTAGCTTCATGTCCTGCTAAATCTACTAAAAATAATAAAACTTCTTCAAGTATATGACCATACAAAAATTTAATAGGTAAAAAAGGGCTTTGTTCTTTTTGATTAACTCCATACTTAGCGTCATACCACATACGTCTAAGTGGTTTACCTATGTTAGACATTCTAACAGAATTAGGATTAGACTCTTGAGCAGTACGCCAATGACGTATTACATCTTTAATACGCTCTCCAAAATGCTCTATTAATTCTTCAGATATTTTTAAACTTTTACCATTGTTTAATGGCTTTAAACTTTTATAAATATCATCTACTAAGGTGTTTATTTTTTTCATGCTCTATGCTTAATGAAACGACACTTTCTTGTCTTAGAGTTGTAATGTAAATACTGAACATTTAAATTCTTTTGTTCTTCTGTTTTACCTGAAAGCCTACCATCTTTGTAAGATTTTACATCTATTAATGTTAGCTTTCCATTAGGATCTAAAGCTATAATATCTGCTGGTCCTGTACATCCGCAGTTCTTAAAAACATGGAAGCCTTCATCCCACAACCATGTAATAGCGTAATGCTCTGCAAGATCTCCAATCCTACTAGGACTGTGTTTAATGTGTTTCACTCCAGTTGTCTCCTATTTTGTATTCACCATCTAAAGGACAACGTAAGTTAAAAATATCTGTAACATCTTTAATACTTTGAACTCCTGCTTGTCCTACTAATTCAGCATGTTCGTTTAAAGTTTCAATCTGCCATTCATCATGTATGTTAGCAACAAAGTGAGCTTGATACGAATTCTTTTTTATTTCATCGTATAATAATACTAAAGCTTGCTTCATTACAACAGCACCAGCACTTTGAAGTAAAGTATTTAAAGCAGAATGTTCGTGCCTTACCTTTACTTTACGTCCGTCTAGTCCTTTAAGATAGCCTTTTGTTGACGCTCTTTCAACTCTATATTTAAGATTTGCAAGTGATGAGAAATTATTGAGAAAACGTTTTCGTAATTCTTTACCATCTCTTTTATTTCCTCCGACCACTTCTCCAAGTCTTGCATCTCCTGCGCCGTATAAGAACGCATAGATGAAAGTCTTAGCCTGATTTCTTGATTCAAGTCCTGCAAGTTTTTGATTGCTGGCGTGTATGTCTCCGTTGAGAATTTCATTTGTAAACTCCTGATCATTTAAATAATGAGCTAACATTCTTAACTCTAATCCACTAGCATCTATACCTACTAATTTGTGTTGCTCTGGTACAATCCAGCAAGACCTACACTCTTTTCCATAAGGACTATAAACAGCAGGTATCTGTGCCATATTAGGTTTAATATGACTCATACGTCCTGTCACAGTACCATTAGAAATAGCATAGCCATGCACTCTACCATCTTCTTTTAAATTTTTAAACCATGAATCAACTTGTGCTATTCTTTTCTGAAGTAACAAATAAGTAGAAATCAACTCTGCTTCAGGTATATTTTTAACAGTAGCTAAAGTACTTTCATCTACAATTGGTTGACCTGTTGGAGTAAACTTTGTAGGAACCCAGCCAAAATCTTTTAGGTATTCACCTATTTGTTTGCGAGAACCTAAGTTAAATTCTTGAAGTTTCTTCCTATCAAACGGTAGTGTTTGTAAATCTTTTGGTTTTGCTAAGACTGCCTTGTACTCTTCATCAGTTAGTCCTTGCTTAGATAGTTCACCATTCTTTTTAAATTTTGGTGTCACTACTTTTAAAGTTATTAATTTAGGTTTAAAAACTTGCTGTACTGTGCTTTCTATATGAGCTTTTCTTTCATTTAAATCTGCCAACAACATTGAAGCCTTGCGCTCATCAAACAAGAACCCATATTTTTCTTGATCTTTTAATATAAGAGATACTCGATGCTCTAAGTTAATTGAAGTGTGTTCAAATTCTTTTAACTCTACTAAAAGTTTTTCAAAAACTAATGCGTTTAACTCTACATCATTAATACAATACTCCAACATTTCCTCTGAATACTCTTCAAAATCTTCTTCCTCCATTGTTCCTTTTAAAAAATTTAAATTGTATCCCCAATGTTTTAAACTATGTCCTCCTCTTTCAGGGTTAGATAAACGAGAAAGAACTAAAGTATCTATTATCTTTTTATTATCAAAAGAAATGTCAGTCAGTTTTTCAAGAACAGGTATATCAAATCCTAAAATATTATGACCAATTAACAAATCTGCTTTTTTAATTAAATCTAATCCTTCTAAAATACTTTGAGGCCCATAAGCATGGACCTTTTGAGTATCTAAATCTTTAGCTACAATACACCAAAGTTTATTAGCTTCTAAGCCATTTGTTTCAATGTCAAAAACTAATTTCATTATTTTCTATCCTCTGGATCTCTCATATCTAAAAGAAGTTTTACTGGTTTATCTTCAGAGCCTGATACAAACAAAGAAATATATCCATGTTTACCTTCAGCTTTGATGTAATAACCATCACCATCTTTAAAAATACATAAGTCTGTTACTTCGGAAAAATTTGTATTAGTTCCTATTGACATAACTCACTCCAAGAATGTTTAATTTTATCCTCTGCATCTAATTCTTTTTTAATTCGTTCAGCAATAGCACGACATTCAAACTGAGCATCTTCACTAAGACGTAGTTTAATTATTCTAGCAAATGCTACAAGAGATCCTGTCCAGATCCATTCAGTCATCAAACTCTGAGGTAAAATAATTCTTGCTTGTTCTGGTGCTACTCCTCGTTCTAAGAAATAATTGTAAGCGTCCTCTGCTCTAGTAATTAAATCCCAGTATGTTGCGAACAACCCAGTGTCTTCTGAAATTATTTCATCGGACGATCCCTGCTTCTTGTTGTCTGCTCGCTTCCTCCAGAAGTAAGGCGCATGAAACGATGGCTCGTAGTCTACGTACCTCCTGCTCACCTCGTTCCACACCAAGCCTACCTGATGCTTGACTAGCTGCCTAGCAACAAAGATA